TAAGAAATAATATAATTAGAAAGAGAAATGATAGCTGGCTGATAGTTCCAGATGAAGATTGTCAGTATGGAAAACCTGGGGTTACTATAAGTTGGAACAGATTTCAGAAAACTTATAAGGCGTTAAAAAATAAAAAAATAAGTAAAGAGTATTTTGAAAAGAAACAGGGAGAATTTTATGAAGTAAGTCTTGGAAAGTTAGCGGATAAAATGTCATTTTAAGAATATGAAACTAAGCGAATTCGCAAAATTAAAAGGAGTAGAATACATATCGAGTGTAAACATTGATGATTTAATTAATACAGCGACATCAGAAGGAAAAACTATTCCGAAAAGTGCTATCTATAAAAATTTGAAGAAATTACGTCAGCAAACAGGCGGTGTTAAGATCGAGGGCGCATCAGACGCTAGGGCCATTAATAGAATTGTAAAATCACTTGATGAGCATTTGAAGAAGCTGGGTAAGGATAATCTCACTCCGGCAGAATTGCAGAAGTTCAAACAGGACGCTTATACCAAGATAAATTTTGACCGTAAGCAGGGGGCGTCCAAATATATCAAGGAAGAAACGCACAAAGCATTGGCAAAAGGGGCTAAAGAAGGGATCGAGGGCGTTGTTCCTGAAGTAGGCCCATTAAATGCCCAGCTTGGTGATTTATTGGACCTGAAAGAACCAATTCAACGTAGCGCACAACGTATTGAAAATCTGAATCTTGTCCCACTTACTGGACCATTAAATATTGGTGCTGGCAGTGTGGTCGGTGGACCTACTGGTGGTGTGGCCGGTCTGCTTGCCTCTATATTGGAGATGCCAAAAGTTAAGGCAAAATCGGCAATAGGATTGGATGCTGTTAGACGCAAGGCGCTAATAGACTTGTTGACAGAAAATAACATGATGACCACTGCCGCAAGACAAACAGCCTATGAATCAGGTAAATACGGACAGGCTCAGAATAGATAATCGACAATGATTGCTATTACATATAAGGCGGCGTATCCGATTGCTGTAATGAGCAGAATTTCCATGATTCACCTCTGAGAATGATAATGCCATTATACACATTTAAGTGTCAGAAATGCCACCATACACAGGATGCGGTGCGTTCCATCGCAGAGCGTAAAAACGGGCCATTATGTGAGACTTGCGGTGGGAAGACAGAACAGATTATCGTCCCAACACAGATCGCCCCGATTATCGGTGGAGGGAATTTTCCCGGGTATCAATGCCCTGTTAGTGGGGAATTTGTTACATCGCGGAAACGTCGCAATGAGATCATAAAAGAGCACGGACTCATAGAAAAAGGATGAGCCTGAAAACACAAGAACGGAGAAAATATCGGGCCATGTGGTCTATCCCGGATTATCGGAAATTCGCGCCGGGCGAGAATCATGCTGACGACATACTGAACGAGATAAAAAAGCCATGCAAGGTGGTGGATTTTGGCGCCGGTACAGGACGGGGGGCGCTCAAAATACATCAGGCCGGATATCCGGTTGTGATGATTGACCTTGCGGACAACTGTCTCGACAAGGAAGTGGAAAAAGCGCTAAACGGTAACTTCCAGATCATGGAAGGCTGTCTATGGGATCCGATTTACGTTAAGGGAGATTATGGATATTGCACTGATGTAATGGAGCACATCCCGCCGGAGAAAGTGGACGCTGTACTGGATAACATCACCAGAGCAGTCCCACATGGATATTTTAACATTTCCACCATCCAGGATTCATTTGGCAAAATAATCGGAGAACCTCTCCATTTGACAGTTATGCCGTGGGATTGGTGGGTAAGCGAGATCATGGATAGAGTAACAATAACCAAGGTAAAAATAGGCCCTGGATGGGTTAGTATCTGGTTTTAACGCGCCTATTGTGAAATACGCGCACCCGCCCCGGATTGTCCGGGGCGGTCCCATTGATGGAGATAGAAATGAGCAAGAAAGGCACTGCAACGCAGCCAGCCGAGGAAACGAGTATTGAAGATGACCTCGAAGCTGTTCTGGAAGAAGATCTCGAAGCTATTCAGGATGAAGAAGAAACCGGGGAACCTGAAGAAACTGAGGAAATCACGGACGAGGAATTAGAAGAAGAAACAGGCGAGGAAGAAAACGACGAGGAATTAGAAGAAGATCCACTTGAAGCACCGGCCCACTGGTCGGCAGAAGATCGCGAGACATTCAACAATGCCCCTCGCGAAGCTCAAGAGTTCGTTTTACGTCGCCATAAGGAAATGGAGGCGGATTACACAAGGAAGACCCAAGAGACTGCAGAAGCGCGGAAGCGTGGCGAGCAGTTTGATGATGTGTTGGCACCGTATCGCCAGCAATTCGGTTTGCAGGGCATGGATGATGTGGGGGCTGTTCGTCAGCTCTTTAGCATCTATGGTTCCCTGCAGCAGAATCCCGCTGAAACGATACAATGGCTAGCACAACAATATGGCATTGATTTGGCGCAACCGAAGCAGGAGGAAATCGATCCTGTCATCTCGCAGCTCAATCAACGCTTTTCAAATCTAGAATCCCAGATAACGCAACAGAACCAAACTGCCGCAATGCAGGCACAGCAGCAAGTAAGTGCGCAAATTACAGGCTTCGCACAGGCGAAAGATGAAGCCGGCAACCTCAAACATCCCCATTTTGAAACAGTGAAAGAACAAATGGGCAGATTAGTGGGTTCCGGTATCGCTTCCGATCTTGACGATGCCTATGCCAAGGCCGTCCGTTTACACCCTGATCTGACTGAGCAAATCAAAACTCAGGAGCAGGAGAAAAAGGAACGCGAGGCAATCGAGCGCAAGAAACAAGCCGCAGCCAAAGCAAAAAAAGCAGCCAGTGGTGTGAAAAGCGGAACAACGACGGGCAAAAAGGCGCCAGCAGAGATGAGCTTGGAAGATGAGATCAGATCGCTGGTTAACTAATAGCTAAGGAGAAAACATGGCTACGATTAACATTGGTGAAATCGTCGCAACCACTCTCCGCAATCGTTCCGGCAAACTGGCTGATAACGTACTGAATCATAATGCGTTATTTGCACGGCTGAACAAAAAGGGCAATGTACGCCCGGCGGATGGTGGACGCGAGATTGTAGAAGAACTCGAATACGCCGAAAACGGTACCGCGGCATGGTATAGCGGGTATGAAGTGCTCGACACCACGCCACAAGAGGTATTCGACGCAGCTACCTTTGACTGGAAACAGCTCTCAGGTACGGTCACGATTTCTGGCCTTGAAGAAATCAAAAATTCGGGAAAGGAACGCGTCATTAATTTGATGAAATCCCGCATCAAGAACCTTGAAAAAACACTGACGAATACTGCCGCCACCGCTATCTATGCGGACGGTACAGGTTCCAGTGGCAAGGAGCTTGGTGGCTTGCAACTGTTGGTCCAGGATGATCCCACGTCTTCCACTTCGGTGGGCGGGATTAACCAGAGCACTTACAGTTTCTGGCAGAACCAGTACAGCGCTGCCGCAGCGACTTCATCGGGCAATGTCTTGTCCAGAATGAATAGCATGTGGCTATCCTGTATCCGAGGCACTGATAAGCCTGATCTGATCCCTTGTGGATCAGGAATGTACACTAACTTCGAGGGTGCATTACAGCAGTATCAGCGTTTTTCAGATGCAAAAATGGCAGAAGCCGGTTTTGAGTCTATAAAATACAAAACAGCGGATGTCGTCTATGACGATCAATGCGCTACTACTCGTATGTATTTTCTTAATACGGACTATCTGTTCCTTCGCCCACACTCACAGCGTCAGTTTGTACCGCTGGATGAGCGTGATTCTATTAATCAGGACGCTGTTGTGATTCCGGTTGTCTGGGCAGGAAATATGACCTGCTCCAATCGTTCACTTCAGGGTATCGTTATCAGCTCTTAATGGGAGGCTATTATGACTACTCCAGTATCCCCCCTGTTAGGGGTAGATTTTACCGCTACACCTGATACAGCCTCATTCGCCTTAGGAACTCGTGTTATGGGTTCTGACGGCACCGAATGGGTCTATGTGCAGGCCAGTGGTGCAATCACGCAGTATTATACTGTAGCAATCGACGAGAATTACCAGGCAGCCCATCTGACAACCGCGTTAAATACGACCGGCCATCAGATCGGATTTGCCCAGGTAGCTTTTGCCGATGATGACTACGGTTGGGTTGCAGTTCGTGGGTCCAACATCAAGGCGACTGTCGCTGCTTCTTGCGCGGCAGATGTTAAGCTGTTTACGACCACGACTGCCGGTGTGCTGGATGATGCGTCTGCATCGGCTGCAGCTCGCGTTTATGGTGTTATCCCGGTAACGGGTGCGGCCACAAACGCGACCGCAGTTGAGGTAATTGCATCATTCCCGCGTGCAGGCGGTGATGAAGCTGTCAGCTAGCATGGAGGCCCCCTCTCACGAGGGGGCTTTTTTAAGGCCCGTAGAAATAACATCCTACATTGTGGAGGACGACGAAACTCTGTTAAGGAATTACAGGGACTCCATCGCAAGAAATCTGCCAACGATACATATCAGACCAGCGCACGCTGGGAAGTGGATTATTGCCGGCGGCGGTCCGTCATTGAGGGATGAAATACGAGCATTAAAAAAGCACAAAAAACGCGGTGATGTAATAATTGCCGTGAACGGGACACACGATTATTTAATCGAACATGGGATTATTCCTGATTATATGATTGTTGTTGATCCAAAGCAGTCTAATAAACGTTTTCTTGAAAAAAGCCGTGATGATGTCACATATCTTATCGGGGCTTGTTGCCATCCTGAGACATTCGATATTGTGTCAGGACGTGATGTTAAAATCTGGTATCCCATCAATCACTGTGGAGAAACCGAATTAATTGCTAATATGCCAGTACAGATAGGCGGTGGCACGACGGTTGGACTGAGAGCAATTAATATCGGTTACGTTTTGGGTTATCGGGACATCCAGTTATATGGCATGGATGGATGTCTGAAAGAGGACAAACATCATGCCTATCAGCAAAAAGAGAATGACGGAAAACAGATAATGGATATTCATTTGCTTGGCAAGGTCTACTATTGCCATGTCTGGATGGCTCAACAAGCAGATAATTTTATCCAATTTATGAAGCTATATAAGCATGATATGAAAATTAAGGTTCACACGCCCGGGATATTGAAACATATCGCGGATCATATAAATCAGAGCACATAGGAGATACTATGCCAGCCGATACCAACTTGTACGCCATTTTCTACATTCACCCGCAATTACAACAGGTCGAATCAGAGGAAGAAGGACGCCCAGTTTATAAGGACGTGGAATACATCCAGATCAACATCAAGGGTCAGAAAAACAGCAATTTTTCCCGTCCGGTAAGAGAGGAAGACAAAGAAAATTACCCGAAGGCGTGGGCGGCATTCAGGGCAAACCGTCCGGATCTGACAGACGGTACACCCATAAAGTTTTTGCCTGGTATGTCGCCTAGCGTAGAACTGGAATTAAAGTCGATCGGTGTATTATCTATCGAAGACATGGCCAACCTGACAGATGCCGGAATCATGAATATCCGAGGCGGACGGATGCTGAACACAAGGGCAAAGGCTTACCTGGCCGCTTGTGAGATCATGCCAGACAAGGAACCCAGAGCCAGAATTGACGATCCGGTTGATGTTGGTGCCATGCAAAAGGACCAGAACGTAATAGCGAAAGAACCGGTGAAAAAGAAACGTAAATACACTAAAAGGAATGTCGCCTGATGGCAATTATTGTTGTTACCAATAATAACACAGCAAAAACACTACTGGAGATATGCCAGGATGTTGCCTATGAAGTGGGTTTTCCTGCCCCATCCAGTATTGTCAATAACAATGATATAGTGGCGCAACAACTTTATCGCCTGGCAAACAGGGAGGGAGAGATACTAAGTATCTATCCATGGCAAACACTTGTTACGGAAGCCGAATTCACACTCGCTACCGGCGATCAGGATTACGACCTTACCACCATCGCCCCTGGGTATCGGTATATTATCCCATCAACAACGTGGAATCGGGACAATAAACGCATCGTATTGAATCCAGTCACGTCGCAGGAATGGCAATTCCTAAAGGGATGGACCACGATTTCCGGGCTCAATCTCAGGGCCAGAATAAGGGCCAATGCGCTGGAATTCGAACAAACGATCACTGCCGCCGATAACGGAAAAACGATAGCTTTCGAATATATCTCCGCGAAATGGGCAGAAACATCAGCAGGGGCGCCACAACACAAATTCCAGGCAGATGATGATATTGCCCGCATTGATGCGGAGGTCATCACGCAGGGTGTCGTATGGCGGTTCAAAAAAGCAAAAGGACTTGAATGGCAGGAAGACTATGCCGAGTACAAAAATTCCGTCTCCAAGTTCAAGGCCAATAACGGCGGCTCCAGAACCCTGAATATGGGTAAAGGACAGTTTGGAGGCGAGCTAGGGGTTAATCTGTCAGACCGGGGTTATGGATGAGCGCGAGGGTACACCCCGTCACGGCGCCAGTAGGCGGATGGAATGCGCGTGATTCGAAAGATAGAATGCCGGAGCATCATGCCGTTATCCTGGACAACTGGTTTCCGAGTGAGGGAGAGGTAGAGCTCCGTAAGGGATACACAGAACATGCCACCACACTGGGCGGCAATGTCGAGACATTGGCAGAATTTCACTCAGGGGCAACTCAGAAATTTATCGCAGCGGCAAACGGGAATATATGGGATATTACAACGTCAGGGGCGGGAACTTCCCTGGCATCAGGATTTGGTAATAACCGATGGTCATGGATCAATTTCAATGGATCGATGTCACTCGTTAATGGCACAGATGCCCCGCAGGAATATGACGGATCCACAGTCGGCGCTTTGACGATAAGCGGATCGGGGCTGACTGTCTCCAATCTAATAGGTAATCACGTCCACAAGTCCCGCACATACTATTGGTCGGACGAAAGCCAGGACTTCTGGTATTCCGCTGTCAATGCCATAGGCGGAACACTGACTAAATTTCCGTTATCGCGTGTATCGAAACTCGGCGGAAAACTTATGACGATGGCATCATGGTCAAGGGATGCCGGTGATGGGCAGGATGACGTGGCCTGTTTCATCATGTCGTCCGGTGAAATATTGATCTACACCGGCAGCGATCCAGGGACAGATTTTTCCCTTGTGGGAAGTTTTCGGGCCGGTGCGCCCATTGGCCGAAGATGCGTCGAAAAGGTAGGCGGTGAAGTGGTGCTGATCACCAAAGACGGGTTTACCCCACTATCAACCCTTATGAATACCGGGAGAAAAAACAACAAGGGGGCAATATCTGACCAGATCAATGGTGCCGTGGTAACCGCAGCTAAAAGCTATGCCTTGAATTATGGTTGGCAGGCACTGCTTTACCCATTAGGGAATATGCTTATTTTCAACATCCCTGTAACAACGAACACGACATATCACCAGTACATTTTTAACACGATTACAGGAGCACCCTGCCGGTTCAAGGGATGGGATGCCCGTTGTTTCGGGCTTTACAATGACAGGCTTTATTTTGGCGGAAATGGGTCCGTATATCTCGCTGATAATGGACCATCTGACAACGGCGC